TAGTTGTACACGCCGTGCTTTTTAAGGTCACAGCGGCTGCGGGATTCAAAGTCAATATAAAGCATTTTCCAATGCCCACTCTTGCGAATGGGCATCAGGAAAGGCTTACGCTGCGCGGCGGCGGCGTCCGGCTGGCGCAGGGGCTTCATCAGCCTCTACGCTAGCTGCCAACGCACTTTCAGGCGTTGATACGGCTTCTTCTGCATCCATACCGACCCACTCCAGCACTTGGAACACGGGCGTGTAAATCTTGCCGTAGCTCTTGTGCGCGTAGTGGTCCTTCTTGAGGCGCACAATGGCCACAGGCTTGGTCTGGTCTTTATCGACCTGCTCGGCCAAGGCCACGGCCAAAGCCTGCACCGCACGCTTGCCGCCCACAGATGTGGTGGTGAAGCGCGCTTCCATGCCCTTGTCTTCGCCACTCAAGCATTTGAGCGACATACCGACTTGGGTCTCCCAGCCGCGCTTGGCAGCAGCGGGGGCCACTTCCAACTCAGGCAGGGGCTGGCTGACGCTCGCCATCTTCTCGCCCAACACTTCACCGTCACCCCAGGCGATAAAGCCGTGGACAAACGAGAAAGGATTGATCGCCCATGTGGCGTCATCTTCGACTTCGGTCTGGTCAGCGCCGAACACCCAGTGGCCGGTCTTGTCCATCTTGAGGATGACAACACCGGCAGGGCCAACATCAGTGGCGATAGAACGAAGGGAAGTAGCGAGAGAGGAGACTGCTGGCAGACCAGCGGATTTGAAAACGGTCAACATAATTTACCTTTACATTAGTTTAGAAAGGGCGGCGTTTAACTGCTGCCCGATGAGTACAACTGCTGGTCGGGGATCGCTCTCCGGTGCAATTGTGTTACCCGAACTGATCGCTACTGTCAGCCCGTCCGGCAGCTTGAGCTTCTGCGCTTTAAGCAGCTTCTCGGCAGCAGCCGGACTGACCAACTTAGTCTCGATCACTTCAGATTCTTTGAGGTGCTGGAGCAGCGCCGCCTTGGCGTCCTCCTCCTTCACCCACGATCTTGTCGCCCGCTTGGGCACCATCTTCCAGCCCGCAACGGGCTTGCCTTTTTTCAGCATTTCTTCAGCCAGTGAGCGCAGGTCTTTGATCCACGCTTCCAAGAGGTCTGCATTGTGGAGATACCTGCCCAGCTTGTCAACGTCTATCTTGTCCATCTTGATCTCGATGGCGCGGTCAACAGCGCCGGTCATGATAGGGCACACCGGCTTGGCGCTGCACCAGCGGCAGTGGTCGCCGTGCTTGAGCTTGGCTTCGGGCTGTTCTGCTTGTTTAACGGCTGTTACCAGATCAATTTCAAACTGTTCGATGCGGGCGCGGGTGGTGGTCCAACGCTTGATCTCTGGCGGCTGCACAATGATCAACTCGATCTCTGTTGCGCCGTCGAACACCCACTGCGCTTTCGGGGTACGCATAGCAGCAGCAGCGTAGAACATCAACTGCTCGTTTTCTTCAGCCGACACAACCACGCCAGAGCCGAACTTCCAGTCGAGGATGATGGCTTTGCCACCTATGCGGCCCATCAGGTCGGTCGAGCCGAACACGCCGGGCAGCAAGTCAGCAAAACCAACGCGTGTCTCGACTTCGTACAGCATGGACTTGTCAGGGTCTACTTCGTCGAGCAGCGCCAGCGCCGGCAGCAGCTTGTCGTCCAGCAGGTCTTGCGTGAAGACTTCGCCCCCATGCTTGCGGCCAAGGAACGATTCGGGCGCCGCATCCCCCTCAAGAAACTCGCTGATGATGTCGTGCAGCAGTGTGCCTTGATCGGCGTGGCTGTTGCTGGGCTTGGGCGGCATCTTCTGCACCAAGGCTACTGAGCCTGGGCAGGCCATCACGCGCTTGGCGCTGGAGCCGCCGACGATGTTACTGTGCTGCATTTTCTTCTTTCTTGTCAACGCCGACGCTGACGGTATTGGGCAAACGATAGCCGTCTATAACTTCATTAAAAGTTTCGGTCGGAACCAAAGTGTTGGCGTATAGCAGCAGCATCTTTTCGATGTCGGCACGACTGAACTCTATCTTCATGTGAACTCCAATTTAGTTGATGAGGCGTTCAGTGTACATCAAAATAAATGCTTGTGCAAATCTTTTTTACATGTATGATCGCGGCAAAGGAGCAAACAACATGACTGACAAAACTTTTAAACCGGTTGTGCTGGTCCAGCATCGCGCAACAGGCCTGATGAACCTATGGACGCAACGCTATTGGAACTCACGCGGCGAGCGCAAACACATGGCATTCCACGTTATGGCTGAAGCCAACACATTTGAAGAAAAAGCCGAACTGTGGAAAATCAAAGATGACATGAATAGAGCCATCAAGATGTTAAACGATGCTTGAAAAACAAATCGAACGCTACCTCGTTGATCGCGTCAAAGCGCTCGGCGGTGTGGCTTACAAATTCACCAGCCCCGCGCACCGTGGCGTGGCTGACCGCATCGTGTGCTTACCCGACGGCCAGACATGGTTCGTTGAGGTCAAGACCGAAGGCGGTCGGCTGTCGCCCTTGCAGAAGGTTTTTATGTCGGACATGGCGCGCATGAAGCAGAACTACGTTTGCCTGTGGAACAAGGATCAGATCAATGAGTGGCTCAATGAAGTTGCGTGACTATCAGGAAACTGCGGCTGACTTCCTGTACGAACACGACCGCGCCATGATCTTGGCACCCGTGGGCGCAGGCAAGACGGCCATCACATTGACGGCCATGCAGGCGATGCTGGCTGACGATGTGGTCAGGCGCTTCCTAGTGCTGGCCCCCAAGCGCGTCTGCACCGACGTGTGGCCGGTCGAGCAACCGAAGTGGGCACCTGGCTGCACCTTGGCCGTGGCGGTCGGCACGCCAAAGTCTCGCCTCACGGCCTTGCATGGCGGCGCGCAGATCATCGTGACCAACTACGACAACATCCAGTGGCTGGCGACGCAGAACCTGGCGCACATCGACGGCATCGTCTACGACGAGCTGACCAAGCTGAAGAACCCGTCAGGCGCTCGGTTTAAGGCGCTGAACAAGGTCATCGATAAGATCAACATCCGCTGGGGCTTGACCGGCTCGTTCACCAGCAACGGCCTTGAGGATGTGTTCGGCCAGTGCAAGATCGTGGACCAGTCACTGTTGGGCCGCAGCAAGGGCGCGTTCCAGCAGCAGTACTTCATCCTGATCAACAAAGAGTACGGCGACTGGGCACCAAGGCCTGGCTCACTGGCGCAGGTAATGGAGCGCATCAAGCCGGCCACCTTTCTGCTGGAGCCTGGCGAGTACAAGGACAAGCTGCCGCCGCTCAACACAGTCGAGTTGCGCTGCGACATGGACATGACCGACTACAACACCATGAAGAAAGACTTCGTGCTAAACGATGTGGTGGCGGTCAACGCTGCTGTCGTGACGCAGAAGTTGCAGCAGATGGCAAGCGGGTTCCTGTACACCGACAACGGGCCTGTCTGGCTGTCCAGCCACAAGTTTGACCGGCTGGAAGACTTGCTCGATGAAAACCAGCGGGCCAACACGATTGTTTTTTACAACTATAAGGAGGAGCTTGCAGAGTTGCGCCGCAGGCACCCATATCTTCAAACGCTTGATGATGACCGCGCTATTGAACGATGGAACAACGGTGAAATTAATTTATTGGTGGCCCACCCCAAGAGCGCACAATTTGGGTTAAACTTGCAACACGGCGGAAACATGATTGTGTTTTTGTCGTTGCCGTGGAGCTTGACTGATTATGAGCAAGCCGTTGGCAGGCTGCACCGAAGCGGGCAAAAAAATCCTGTGTGGGTGTACTTGTTGTTAACGCATAAAACCGTTGACGAAAAAATTTGGCAAGCGCTTAACGATAAGCGTTCAGTCGCCGATATAGCAATGGAAGCGTTGAAATGATAGGCTCAAAATTTGGCTGCTTAACCGTAATTGGCGCGGTTGTACGAACTGGCCGACGCTATTGCGTTTTGTGCCAGTGTGATTGCGGCGGCGTAAAAAATGTAGACCCAGCAAAATTGAAATCGGGCCATACAAAATCTTGCGGTTGTTTACAAAAAGTTTTGCTGGCGCAACGGCAAACTATTCACGGGCGCTATTACGAACCAGAGTACCGTGCATGGGCGAATATGCACAAGCGTTGCACCGAAGCCAGGTGGGCTAAGTGGTACGGCAGTGTTTCGGTTTGCAAACGCTGGAATGATTACGATAAATTTTTAGCTGATGTGGGTCGTAAACCTACGCCAGCGCACACGTTAGATCGAATTGACTCAGCCAAAAATTACACGCCTACAAATGTTAGATGGGCGTCGCGCGCCGTACAAAGCCGCAATACTAAAAATCACGAAACGAACACAAGTGGCATTCGTGGCGTCAGTTGGTCTAGGGCCAAAAATAAATGGCGGGCGGCTATTTATGTAGCGAATAAGCAAAAGCACATTGGTTATTTTGAATCTTTAACGCTTGCCGCTGACGCACGCAAACAGGCAGAACTTACTTATTGGAGGCTTTGAAATGAAACGGATTGATTTATGGAAGGCGCAGCTAAAGGCGGCGCGGGCTGAGTTGAGGATACGAGACAGGGAAGCAAACGCGGCGATACGAACTGTCGTCAGACTGACAAAAATTATCATTCGATTGGAGAACAAAATTGACAACTACATGGCGAAGCCTTAACGCAGAACTGCGAACCTTGGATGAGACGCGGGTGCTGGAGATGCTGACTGAGGAGCGCAAGAACCAGCGCCGCGTATCGGTCTTGCAGCGCCTGCATCAGCGTTACAACACACTGCGGGTCAGCCGCGAACGGATCGAATTACTACAGGAGGCAAAGCAACCATGAACATCCGCGACATCTTTAAAGTGATCACGCCAGCGCAAGCCATTGCAGCCGAGTTGGCCGAGGCCGAACACGCCCTGCTGCGGGCCGAGACAGGCGTCGAGTACGCGCAGGCGCTGGTGACCTACAACAAGAACCGCGTCAAGCGCCTGAAGGCGTACCAGACACCCGTTGAGGAGAAAGCATGACGCGCCGCTACTGCGACACGGGCCGCATCGACTGCCCGCACTTGCCCGAGTGCATCTGGGACTGCGCCTACGACACGGCGACTGTCAGAAAGATCAAGCCCTACCCTGCGGTTGTGCCTGACGACATTGAGCCGGTGTCGGATACATGGCACACGGTTGGCACGGTGATGCTGACCGCAATCATGGGAGCGCTGGCCGTGGTCTGCGTCCTGATTTTCTTCACTGGCTTTTGGATTTGGAGTTTGCTGATATGAAAACAATCATGGACATGGCCCTTGAGGCGGGCTTCACTGAGCGTGAGCTTATTCGTGCGGTTGACAGCATTACACGCTTCGCCGCCCTTGTCCGTGCTGATGAGCGTGAGGCGTGTGCGAAGTTGGTTCACGATAATGCGCTGGCATGTGACCCCGGCTCGATGTTGCAGACCTATCTGGCCAGCAACGCTGCCGCCATCCGAGCAAGGGGGAACACATGACCCAAGACGAAATACAAAAGGTCTGGGACGCACTGCGCTCCATCTACGGCAGCGACCTGACCGCCGCTACGCTGGTGGTGCTGGTCAAAGATGGCGACACGGCTGTGAAGTTCGGGTCGTTCCACTTTCCACAGGAGACAAAAGAATGAACAACATGACCGTCATCGCGCTGCCAGCCAGCGTCAACTACACAGCAGAGCAAGCGCTGAACTCAGCCCTAATGAAGGAGCTTACGGACGTGCTGGTGCTGGGCTACGACTCCGCAGGCGTGCTCATTGTCAGGTCGTCAAAGATGACCCGCGCCGAGGGCTTGTTCATGACCAAGAAAGCCGAGCAGTGGGTTATGGAAGGAGGCTTGGAATGAACAAGAAACTGCACCTGATAACTGAGTTCTGGCCCCGCAAGTGGCCCTGCTTTGCCGTGGGGTTCATAGCCAGTGGCAATGAGTTTGTGTTGCACCTTTGGCTAGTGTGTTTCCGTGTTCGGTGGGGGTATTGATATGACTAAAGACGAAGCACTGAAGCTGGCGCTTGAGGCGCTGGA